ATGACCGATGACAAAACCAAAAACGCGGCGACGACCGACGGACCCTACGACGTGATCTACTTCGCAAAGAAACATCGTATTTCCAATGAGGATGCCAAAGACATCATCGAAAAATATGGCGCCAATCGCAAAGAGGCCGATAAGGCCGGCCGCCGCACCAGCGCCTGAAAACCAACGCCTGAAAAAGGGAACAAGGATAGGGGGTTGCCGGGTGGGCAACTCTCACGGCTCCCGGCACTGGCTTGCGATGACACGATTCAGTGGACGAATTAACCCTACTGGCTTACCTTAATATCAGCATACGCTTGAATACATCAGGCCCTATGCCATCGTATCTTCAGGGTAACATCTGTGGTTCCTGAAGCAGCTCGCCGGAACCGTGGCCCGCCTCTCCTGAAGAGGCCGGCTTCCATATAGGCCGGAGCTCGATCATATGGAGGGTAAGCCATGAACAACGTCTTGGAATTTCGTCCCAAATGCCCGCATGTCGAAACTCTCGCCGACTGCCGGGAAGCGCTTGAACCTCTCGTCATGAAGATCCTCGGCGAGGCCGTCAGCAGGGGTTATCCGCCGGCGGAAGCCGCGATGGTGATCGCCGATATCGCCGACGATTATATCCTCATGCTGTCGCGCCAGCTTCGGTATTGATTGGATTTGTGCGCTGCTGGGCGGAAGAGCACTTCCGCCATGAGAGATGTGGCAGTGGACCGCGCAGCGACTGCAGGGGCAGCAGTTGGTACAGGAGACAAGACCTGCTACGCGGTCCGTCGGCCACAACGTCAATATTTGTCGGAAGTTCCGCCCATATCGGCGCCGCAAATGAGCCTTTGCTCTCGCAAGTCGGCCGGAGGAACAAGCGGAAATTGCTTCGCTTCGCTTCAATCGCTAGACTGGTATGTGTCGGCGCTGACGAAAAACGAACGCGCATCATCAGCCCAGCAAAAAACCCCGGCAGAGCGGGGCTTTCAGCGGGTTTCGCGGGATAATCACCATAAACGGCCCTGCATGAGCAACAGAATCGGCCGTAGAGACCGGAAAACGGGATCATCTCCCCTCGCCTTTCCGCGGTTCGCTCAATCTTTGAATCATCACCGTAACGCAGCGTGAAACAAGTCAGATCCTCTGCCTGAACCGCGACCGTTGCTAACGCCACCGCGGCTGTCTCGGCGGCGCATTGGCCTGGATTTCATGCAGCGGCGCCCGAACCCCGAGAAGTTTCTTCAGCTTCTTTTCCTCGGCCGGACCGATCCCGAACTTGCGGCAATGTTCTGCAACATCATGCTCCCGCGAACCGGGGATGCGAACTTGGCGATTGTTCATGTTTTTCATGACCGTTTCCTCCTGAGAGGGAAACCAGCACGATGCGAATTGGTTCGTTAGCAAAGTCTAAATTTTGGTATTACTTACTCCCTGTTCAGCAAAAATGTATCGATCGCCAAGCAGCGCAGTAACTTAGGCGAGCTCAACTGATCTTCAACCAATGCCTCAAGGCCGCCACCGCACCGTCGCTCGCATAGGCAATCATCCCGCCGACCGTCAGCCCGGCAAAGGCAATCAGCCCCGAAATGCCGTAACCGATCGATTTCATCCGTTTCCATTCTTCCAGCGCCGGCGCCACCGTCTCCTGGTTCTTCTCGACGGTCTCCTTGAGGCTCTTGATCTCCTCGCGGATCTGGGCGTCGACACCGCCGCTGAGCGCTGCCCTGGTATCGAGATGTGCGATCTGCCTTGCCTGTTCGTCGAGCCGGGTGTGGATCACGGCGCGGCTGTCATGAGCATTGGCCTTTTCGTCGCGGACCTCGTTGCGCAGCAGCGCGACGTTTTCCTCGATGCCGGTCAGCCTTCCCTCGACGCGCCCGAGAGCGCGGAGAATATCGTCATTGGATGTCATGGATAGAACTTCGCCTTGTGCGATTGAGGCAGACGGCTGACGAAACGCAGGACGCCGTAGAGAGCCGGGTGAACGAAATCGGCGGCCGTATAGGCGTGACCGAGCAGGGCGGCGTTATCCTGCACGTTGGTCGCCAGCACTTCGGCGACGCGGTAGTTCGCCGTGCCGTCTCCCAAATCCGTTCGGTCTACCAGCGTCCGGCTGGTCCAGAGCCCAGGCTGATATTCGAACATGATGCGCGCGCCGAGCTTTGTCGTGTTTGGCAGGCGCATCGTGTCCCATGTCGTCACGCCATCTTGGTTGCCGGGATGGCCGATGACGTTGCCGAGCGGCGTTAATTCGGCCGCCGATCCCTTCGTCGGATCACTGTCCGACATGAAGGCCGGCACGATATCAATCGTCTTGGCGAACCGCGTTGACGCGATGAGTGACGCGTTCATGCTGGCAAGCGTCCCCGTGACCGGGTTCCACAGCGCCGACGTCGCGCTGTAGCCGGCGACCGTGCGGCCGCTATCCGACGATCCCGCCATGGTCGGCAGAATGGTCATGCCCACCATATGCGCGCCGGGATACCGGGCGATGATCCGATCATCGAGCCCGAACTTGCGCGACTGCCAGAGCGAAAGCGTCGTGTTGTTGTCGTTGCGGCCGCCCTGGTCGAGGCAGAAAGTCCAAATGTCTTTGCCGCCGTTGAACGTCGTCTTGATGGCGTCGATCATCACCCATCGCCTGGTAGCGTTGGTGGCAAGCTCGAATTCGTTATGCTCACCAGGCACGCCCATGACGAGCGGGACAGTGCTCCCCCATACCTGGTCGCGCTGGTCGAGCCATCGCCGTATCATGCCCATGTTGCCGCGCTCGTCGGCCGACGCGGCGATCTCCTGCCGCTCGATCAGGCTGTCACCGACGACGAGTGGAATCGGCCGGCCGTCCCATCCTTTCGCCAGGACAAGCGCGGGCCCGTAAGCCTGGATCTGCGAATTCGTCGCGTTGCCGATCGTGTTGTAAAGGCTGTCAGGATCGAGCGCCGCCGTGGACGCCCCGTCAGCGGCCGCCAGCGCCTGTACAGACGCCAAGTCGGCGGCACCCCAATACTTTTCGCCGCGATGGCGCTGGATGCGATAGGAGCCGCAGCGCTGCGCACCCTCTGCGCCGTGATAGACCGTCCGGACGCCAAAGATCGACCATGCCGGCAGAGCAACTGGCAGTATGACCTGCCCGTAAACAATGCCGGTTGCGGCGGTGACCGTCGCCGGCACCAGACCGCCAAACAAGATCGGGTATTCCGTGCCGTTCGGCATCACGAAGAACGCCTCGTCGATCACGGTATCGGCGTTCGGAGACTGCGTTTCCTGCGGCGCATTGCCGCCTTCGGTCAGCGCGAAGCCGACGAACGGGATAAGGAAGTCGTTCGTCGGATAGTCGGGCGAGCCGAAGAACAGCTTGGTGCATTGGTAATTCAGCCCGGCCGGGAACGTCCATGGCGTGGCGATCGCGCCGGTTGGCCAGCGCGTTCGCGTCGCCGCCGGCATGTAGCGATCAGGATCCGGCACCCAAGGCGGTGGCGCCAGGACAGCTCCACCCCTCGGATACGTCAGGGCAAGCGAGATGCCGTTCATCATGGGCGGGCTCCATATCTGGTGGTGAGGTCGGCGTAGAAGCGAACGGTGCGCCCCTGGCGGGCATTGGCGCGGTCGAGCGCCTGCCGCTCGCGGGCGAGGATGGCGATGACGGGCTCGCCCTCCACGACAGGCGCATGCGCTTCCTGCCTCAGGAGATCGTCCGGCAAGGGCGGCAGCGCCATGCCGGCCGCGGCCTGCCCCTTCGTCACCGCCGCCCTGTTCAGCCGCTCAGTGGCGGAGCAGCCACTGACGATCAGCAGCAGTGACAGCGCAAGCGCGGTTCTTTTCCGAAAGCTGAAGCTCATAGGATTGGATCTCGGTTTCGAGTGTGTCTCTGGCCGCCTGCTCCGACGCTTCGGCGGCGGCCAAGCGCTTGCGGTGCTCTTCGATGGCTTGGGACGCCGCATTGCGCTGGCGCTCCATCTCGGCGGCTCTTGCGTCGGCTGCGCTCTTCTCGGCCAGCAGGATATAGCCGGCCCGCGCCTCGCGGGCCGCCGAGGGATAGCCGATCGAAACGGCATAAAGGTGATAAAGCACCAAGCCGGCGGCGATGCCGGCGCCCATCTTGAGCGTGTCGAGGAGGGAGAACATCAGATGCCCTCGAGGCAGAAGGCGCGCTCTTTCTGCCGGCGCCGGGTGAGGCCCGGAAAGGTGATGCCGGCGGCGCGGTTCCACTTCAACAGCGCCTCGCAGCCCTCGGCCGTCCTGCCCTGGTTGATGAGCCTGATCGCGCTCGAGCCGCAGGCGGCCTTGACGCCGACATTATAGGCGAACGAGGTCAACGCCACGAAACGCGCATCCGGCAGCGGCACGCGCATGCAGCGTTCGACGCCGCCGGCATAGGACTTGAGTTCCAGCGCCAGCAGCGCCTTGCACTGCTCCACCGTCTTGTGATCGCCGGGTTTGACGCCATTGGTGCTGCCATAGCAGATCGTCCATGGCTGCCCCTTCGTGGCCGGATCGGGATAGGCATTCTGCCGCCATCCCTCGAACGAGCCGACAAGCGCCACAGCCATGGCCGCTGCGGCACTACCCTTCTGCAGGCGGTTTGCCATTCATTTCTCCTGAGATTTTCTGCTGAACGAAGATGCGGGCGACGATCGCCGCAACGGCGAAAAGCCCCGTTGCCGCCGACATGGCGAGCTGGATGTAGAGGTTGCGCGACACCCAGGTTGCAGCGACGAAATTGATGACGGGCTCAAGCACGATGAAGAGCAGCGCCAGCGCCATGAGGCGGACGGACCAGGCGCGTTTAAGCACGTCGTGCCAGTTATGGACGAGCATGGGGTGGGCTCCGGATTGTGGATTGGGCAAAGAAAAAGGCGGCTCCGAAGAACCGCCTTTGTTTCCGTTTTTTAAGTCTCGTTACCGTCTCTTGAATAAGAGATCGGCTCCGTAGACTTTTCCGCTGGTGCCGGTAACGCCGCCGTTCCGATATTTGGCGTGAGACACAAGGGCAAAGCCCGCCTTGGCCGCAATCTCTCTTACTAGCTGCTTATGCATTGATATGCTTCCTGGCCACATAGGCGCAGAGGAGCATCTACGGCTTTACCGAGAATTTAAAAGCGCCCTCTCGTGTTCCAATACCTCAAGGTCATGATAGTGCAAGCCATGAGGTATCAAGCAATTGATCGGTTATGGATTTGCGCCAAGAGTTGATCCGTTCTGGCCAAGGCCGAGCGACCGCCCTGCCCCCTTGCAATCCCAATCCGACTTAAATGCGGTATTTGACTACTTTCGCCGGCGACCCGACGGCGATTGCATATTCGGGAATATCGGCCGTGACGACGGAGTTTGTTCCGATCACGGCGCCCGTTCCTATCGTAACGTTCATCAGTATTTTGGCACCTGCACCAATCCAGACATCATCACCAATTTCGACAAAACCGATTTCGGCCTTCTGAAGCCTAATTGGTACGTCTCGTCTCATACCGTGGCCGTGATCAATGATCTGGACATCCGAGCCGATCAGCACATCATTGCCTATAGATATGCGGTTCTTGGCAGTGATGATATTCCGCCGTCCGATGACGGTGTTGTTTCCGATAAACACCTTCGGCTCAGGCATCGTGAGTTGGAAGAAGGAATAGTCTTGAATCGTGACGTTGCTGCCGACCTCAAGAACTGCGTGTTTTACCATGCGGAACTCGGCGCTGCGCTTGACAACCAGGTTCGCGCCGGCGCGGCTGAAGTAGCGAAACCGCTTGTAGGCGGTAACGAGACGCTGAAGAATTCCTCCGCGGTTTCGGTACGATGCTTTATCGGCTGCCATGATTTCCTCCGAGTTCGAAGGTCATTAGCTGACGACATCGATTATTGCCAGTGATCATGCGTGCATATTCCCGCTAGAAGCTCGAGCGCGCTCGATCGGGACACAAACGGCATCATGCATTCCTCCCGCACGGAAAATAGAAACCGTCGTTCCACAGCCAGATAGTGCCGGACGCGCCAGCTACATGGCGGATCTGCCTGCTTGTATTTGTCCAGATATCGCTACAGCCGATTGCAAGTCCATTGGCGACCTGTATGGTGCCCATGTTGCCGCCATCATTACCGATCCCGCCTGAAAGAGTTCCTTGTGCAGGGTCCGATAGCAGCGCTGCGTTAGTCGCCGCCGATGAGGTGAATTCAAATCGCAGCTTGGCCTTGACCTTCACCCCATTCGGCACTGTCAGCGCCAGGAGTGCCGAAGTCGTAGAGATAGCAACGTTGATGGCGTCCTTGACGGGCGTAACGAAAGTATATTCGTCACGCGGGTACATCACGAATTGCCGGATGAGCGAGCTGGCATCGGTCAGCACCACGCCGATGCATTTGACGATGCTATAGCCGGTGAGCAGCGTTGTGGCGATGCCGCCGATCGTCGCCGAGGTCGAGAGAACAATGTCGAAAGACAGGTCTGCGTCCTTGCGCAAGGCATATGCAAAGTAGGTCGCATTCGCCGCAACGGCGCCGGCGTCGAGGCCGCCGGCGCCGGTGCCAGCCGCAAATGTTCCCGTCACTCGCTTCGTCAATGACGTTGCGCTGGAAACGAAGCTCGATCCCGTCCTGGCAGATCCTGCAGCAAAATCGATATGCGTATTCGGGCTGGCGCCGTTGTTAGAAAGGGTGAGCCCGACAATGAAATCGCCGACCGCCGAACTGTCGGCTTTGCTCTGGATCCTGGCGAAGAGCTTGTTGGTGAAGAAAGCGGCGCCGGAACAGATGATTTCGACGCTGTAACCGTCCTTGAGAATAAGCGTGGCTGCGCCGTCGATCGTCTCCGAACCATTCGGGTCGATCGTCACATCCCCGCCATCGGCGATGACGCAATAGTGCCAGTTTGCACCGAGCGTTGCCGCCGCGGTCAAAGTGAGCGTGGCTGCCGCGGTAAAGCGATGGACGGCGTTATCGTCGGATGCGAGCGCGGTGTAATCGCCTGACTTCACCGCATAGACCAGATCCTGATCGAATGCGACGTCGACGCCGTTCTGGGCAAAGCCGAGCAGGCCGCCGCCTTTCAGATAGAGGCCGGTCTGCGGGGTCGAGGCGAAGCCGACGCCCGGCGCGGACACGGTTCCGCCTGCGGCCTTGAGCGGTGCGATCATCGGCGCCGAACCGTCGCGCGGCAGCGAATTGGTGATTTCGTTGCCGAGGTCGGTTGTCAGCGCGTTCCACGGCGCCGGGTCGATGACCTGGCCGACGGAAGGTGTCGTGCCGGCGGGTTTGGAATAGACGCCGGTTGATGGATTTCTGGGCATTTACCTTGCTCCGAAATGAAAAGGCCCCGCGATTGCGAGGCCTGAGATCGAGTATTGTCGGCCGCGGAAACTGATTGATCGCGATCCAAGCGAACGTTCGCATGTTGCCGCCCTTAACCGGCCTACCAGAGGCCACTTTGCTGCCGGGCAAGGAGCGCACGCACGAGGGCGGCCGCCGCCGGTTCGCGCCCTTGATTCATCGTCTGCCGCGGATTGCGAGAGTCCGGCTTCGATGTTGGAATGGGCGGGTTGTCAGGCAGGGCGTAAGGATCGGCGGCGCCGTCAGTCTGGTACTGCGGCAGAAAGCTCTTTGCTCTGGCGAACCGATTTGCGGCCTCCTGGTTCCCCGGAACATTGTAATCTCGAAAAGCCCAAGCCCTGTTCATCAGGCGTTGCGCCTCCTCGAGCGATTGAGCCGCGTTCAGCCTGGCGATCAGGCGAGGGTCCTCCTGCAGGAAGAACTCGGCCTGTGTCTGCGGGCTGATCGAACCCGGCTTTTCGCCCTTGGCGGCGGCGAAGTCGTAAAGTGCCTGCAGTCGGGTGTTGCGCCACGACATGATGGCGCCTGATCTGCCGGGCTTTCCGCTCTTGCTTGGGTCGGACCAGGAACTATTGGCTCTCTTGGCCGAGAACTGGCTTTCGGACTGGCCCGTCGAGGCGATAGCCGCAAGACCATAAGGGTTGGTCACCTTGATGATCGATCCATCCCGCTGCTTATAGCCGTTCTTGATCGTGCCCATGAAGCCGTCGAAGACATCGGCGTCGACGGGTTGCTGGCTGGGAGTACCCCTTGTCGCCTGCCGATCGTGGCGGCCGGGTTTCGGTGTGGGAACGGGCACTTTGCCCGTTGGAACGAAGGGATCGTCGCCAGGCCGCTGGGGCGCGGTCGCGGGCTGCTGGCGGCGCTCGTCCGTCGTCATCTGCGGATCGGGATATTCCGGTCGCGGCGTCGGAATGGGCACCTTGGTCCTCGTAGGGACGGCATGCGCGGTCCCAGCGGTCTGTGCCGCGATCGCCGCTTCAATCATGCCGTCGGGATAAAGCGCGCCCGACGTCCCCTGCTCCTGCGTGATGAGGGCGCGAACGAACTTCTTTGCCATGGCCTGGTCGTCCAGGCGCAGATCATCGTCAGGGCCAATGCCCATCATTTGCGCGACGTTGGCAGCCGCCGTAAAAGACTTAGGCGTCCAGCCCATATCGCTGGCAATCATTTGGTTCGGCGTCAGCATGCCTTTTCGATACTTCCTCATGATCTGCCAGAAATTGTGCCGCATGCCCGCTTCCGGCGAGGCATAGACGACTTGCGGATCGCCCTGGTCGGTGTTCTCGGAGGGGCCGATGATTCCTGGGCCATGCTGCCCGGCGTATTTGAGATTGGCGGGATTGTTGTTGCGCATGCCGGGCGGTAGTTCGGCGCGACGAACGGGATCGGACAGAATCGTTCGAAGCTCTGCCCCGTCGTTTGCGGATCCGGCGGCGTCACCGACAGCAGCCGGTGCCGCGGGCTGTTGGCGGCGTTCGTCCGTCGTCACCTGCGGGTCGCGATATCCGGGTCTCGGCGAGGGAATGGGTCCGTTGTCAGGCAACGGAGCGAAGGCATCGTCGCCTGGTTCATCGGCCGCCATCGGCTGCTCGCGGCGATAGTCGGTCGTAACCATCGGGTCGCGATAAGGCCGCTGCGTCGGAATGGGAGGATTGGCAGGCGGTGCGAAGGGATCGTCACCAGGCTGGTCGGCCGCCCGGCGATAGTCCGTCGTGACCATCGGGTCGCGATAGGGCTTCGGCGTCGGAATAGGCCCGTTGTTGGGCAGCGGCGCGAAGAGACCGGCGCCGGGCTGGGCGGCGGGGGCCATGGGCTGTTCGCCGCGATCGTCCGTCGTCATCAGCGGGTCGAGACTGGGTCTTTCCGGCGGAACGGGCCCGTTGTCGGGCAGCGGCGCGAAGGGATAGTCGCCCGCATCGCCGGCCGGCGCCGCGCTGCCCTCGCCGCTTGCCTGCTGCTCCTGCTGGCGGATCACCAGTCCGCCCAGGAGGGCCTGGACAAGACGCGCGGCCCCTTGCCAGGGGGATTGTACGGGGCCTGAATCCATGCCCTGCTGCAGCATGGCATCAGCCAGCTGCTTGCGCCGGTTGCTGATGTCGCCCTGTGTCTTGCCGGTATCGCCGCCGAAAATGAATGACGCTAGTGACATTGGTCCACTGCCCTTTCGTAGAAGACGCGGTCGAAACCGTCTGTCTGGATGGATTTTTCACAGATTATTGAACGCGAGGCCGATCCGGATCGGACCGTCGTCCCTGTATCGGTGGGGACCGATCGGCACGCCGTTATCCCGCTGATGTCCTAATTCAGCCGTCAGTCCGGCGCGTCGGCGCGCCCCCGAAGAACAGCGACAGGAAGCCGGGAGAGGCGGGCGCTGGTTTGGAAGGCTGGGCTGTCGAAACGCCGGCACCTTGACCCGCGCCTGCCTGCTGCTCCTGCTCCTGCTGGCGGATCGCCAAGCCGCCGAGTCCTGCCTGCGCCAGCCGTGCCGCGCCCTGCCAGGGAGATTGCACCGGGCTCGCATCCATGCCCTGCTCCAGCATGGCGTAGGCCAGTTGCTTGCGTTTGTCGTCGATGTCGCCCTGGGTCCTGCCGGTATTGCCGCCGAAGATGGTTGGGATCATGCCACTGCCCTTTCGTAGAAGACGCGATCGAAGCCGTCGGCGTGTTCGAACACCGCGTCCGGATGGATTTTTCGCACGTCGTCGGACATCAGGCCGATCTGCATCGGGCCGCCGTCCTTGTAACGGAAGGCGTAGACCGGCAGCCCATTATCCAGCGTGCCAACGCGCTTGATGTCCTCCTTCAGCCGGCGGTCGGATTTCGCCCAGCCGCCAAGGAGTGTTCCGCCGAGCCCGAAAAGGCCGCCCATCGCCGCGTTGGACTGGGCGACCTGGCGGTCGTAGATGCCCATTTTCTGGTTGAAATTATCGTTGATCAGGCCGGCCTGGTCGACGTTCGGCAGCTGCGTCGTCGGGGTGTTGACGTAGCTCGGCTGGTGGACCTGCGATCCCGACATCAGCGCCGAAATCTCGTTCAGCGGCTGGTTCCGCTCTGTCAGGATCGAATTCTGGGCATTCGAATACATGTCGCCGAGATACTGGTCGGAGGCGGCCTGCTTGCGGGTGGAAAAATCGCGCATGGCGTTGTCGTAAGCCGCCGAGCCCATCGCGATGCCCTTGTCGGCCAGGCTCTGGTCGAGGCTTGCCTGGTCGCGGTCCCACTGGTTGTTGAAGCCGGACCGCCAGTGATTATTGACATATTTGTCGACATTGCCGGCGCTCAGATCGACATTGGTGCCGAGAATGCCGGAGATCTTACCGGTCTGGTCGTTGGCAAGCCTGGCGAGGCCGAGTTGCGTCTGCTGCGTCTGGTCGTAGATCGCCTGGTTCTGAGGCGAATAGGTCTGATAGGCGGAATAGGTCGGCAACTGGTAGCTCTTGCCGTTCTGGTCTTTCATCGTCTGGTAGCCGCTGACCTTGTATTCCAGCGAACCCTCCGGCGTGTACTGGTTGGTGTGGCTCAAGCCGGCATTGGCGATGGCGGTGTCGACGTTGGTGGCCGTCTGTGCCGCCGCGGTCTGCGTCGGATCTGGGGCCTTCGGGGCCTTCGGCGTGGAGACCATAGGGGAAATCCTCCTTCATGATTGCGTAAAGCAGGCCGTCGCAGTCGCCGAAATAGGCTTGCTGGCGGCCTTCCAGCTGGGCGCCGAGCCTTGCGAGCATCGTCTGGGCGTCAAGGTTGTCAGCCCGTGTCCTGGCGGTTGCGCGCCGGCAGGCGAGCTGGTGCACGACATAGTGAAAGACCGATCGCATCAGCGTCCGCGTCAGCCGGTCGGCGGCAAGCGAGACCTCGACGTCATGCGCGGTCCAGACGTTGAAGACGAAGCCGGCGATGATCCGGCCGCGGTCGACATGGGCGAGCGTGGTGTAAGGCGGGTGGAAGCTGACGCCGATCCGGCCGCCGACCCAGGCAGCGATTTCCTCGCGCGGTTCGGAGACGATCAAATCGGGGTGCCTCTCTCATAAAGCACCGAGCCGCCGACGACGGCAGCTTCCGAGACCGAGCCTGAGGAGCCGGAGATCAGCGCGCGGATCGTCGGCGCCAAGGCCGAGCCGGCGCCACCGGCGGAAGCGAATTTGCGCACCAGCGAAACGCCGGGGAATTTCGAGACGCCCCAGACCGCCGCTCCCCATTTCGCCGCCGCGTTGTTTTCGACGGATGACAGCAGCGCTGTGGGAATCTTGGTCTGGTAATCCACCGAGATCCCGCCATACATCAGCGAGGAAACGCCGATCTGCGCCGTCACCCCGATCAGCTTCGAGAGCTTGGTCGAAAGCCCGTCGCCATATCGGCTCCAGGCGCCGACCATCAGCGCGTCGATCGCCACGCCATTGTCGTTGGCGCCGACCTCGGCCTCGTAGACCGTGCCGTCGCCGGCGCCGAAGAACAGCCGGTCCTGCCACGTCGCCCAGCAGGAGGCCGGCATGCCGACGAAGCGGCACCAGGCGCCGGTTTCGGTGTTCATCACATATTGATAGGGGCCGAAGGAGGACGGCAGGTTGACGATTGCCATCTGCCGCGCGGGGAAGCTCGAAAGCTGCCATTCCTGCGAGGTCGTGCCGGTCGCCGCCACCGTCTCGCGCCATGTCGGGCCGATCCTCGCGGTAATCGCCCCGAGGCTGGTGGCGCCGCGGTCGAGCTGCACCGCCTTGGTGATCGGCACGATGCCGTCGGTCGTCATGATCGCCAGATCGGCGCCGACCGAGAGCAGGCATCGGTCGCTGCCGAGCGGCCGGCCGAGCTTGAAAGTGCCGATCAGCCCCCAGTTCGAAACGCTCGAAGGATCGGAGCCCTGGAAGACGATCACCTCGCCTTCCGAGGAGATCAGCACCAGGCATTGCTGCAGTCCTGTCGAAACCGGGATCGTCCAGACGTTGATCGCTACCAGCGTACCGCCATATTTCATGTTGCCGCCGACCGGCAGAACCGTGGCCGCACCGCTGACGGCGTCGGTGGCGAGATACCAGACATTGGTAGAATTCTTCTCGATGAACCAAAGGCGCGAACGATAGGCGGTGACCGCGATCAGCAGCGACGAGTCCGATATGCCTGATATCATCGTCGAGGCGACGTAAGGGGTGGCCGCCGCGCCCTTTTCCAGCTGCGCATTGGTGACCGTTCCCGTCACGGTGACGACAAGCGTGCCGGCCGCCGGCGTGAAGGAAAGCGAGACGCGGTTGTTGACGCCGGTGCCGTTCAACGTGCCTGAGAAAGCGCCGGAGAGCGTGACCGAGCCGGTGCCGAAGAAGCTCAGCGTATAGGCCGTGTTGCGGACGGCAACGTTCTGGGTGGCGAGCGCTGCTGTGCCCACCAGAAAATTATTGGTCCAGGAGGTGCCGTTGAAGATCAGCGGCGTGTCGAGGCCATTGACGAGACGCAGGAATTCCTGGCCGGCCGGGTTGGTATATTGCTGCACCGACCAGTGGGCGCTCGCCATGCCCGAGACGACGGGCGCACCGGCAGCACCCCCAACTGTGACGTCGAAGATCTTGTCGCCGGCGGCGGCAAACAGCCTGTTGCTGACGCCGGAATAAGGGATGACCGTCTGCACATCGCCGCCGAGGCCGGTGGAGAAGGCGAGAAAACCATAGCGGGCGCGCACGCGGTTGGCCTCGGGAAAGAAATTGTCGAGCTGAAACGCCGCATCCGCAGGCATATCCGCCATCTCGACATCGGTTCGCCAGCCGCCGATTGGCGCGATCCAGTCTTTGCTCGGCGAAACGCGGCCGGTGCGCCCATTCGGAGGGACAGGTCTGCGGGTCATGGATTTGCCACCGTGATTGTGCCGGGCCAATAATTCTCGGGCGCCCCGTTCCTCGCCGGCAGCGAGAGATCGACGGGGCTGGCGGCGCGGTCGGCGCCGATCGCCGCTTCCTTGGATCGCTCGAAACCGGCAAGCTCCTCGCCGTAATCGAGGCCCTTGGCCCGCTTCCAGCGCCAGATCAGCGAGAGTTCGAGGAGGTCTTCGGGAAGACGGGCGGTATCGGTGTCGTTGGCCCAGGTGCCAGCCGTCGCCGCACCGCCATTCACCGCCACCCAGAAGCCGGAGATATAGGCATATTCGATCATCTCGCCGGCAACGTTCGGGTAGATGTCGAGCTTGCCGCCGGCGATGCGCCAGATCTGCGGCACCGGGTTGGCGTTGAGGATCGTCTGGCGCTGCCAGGTCTGTGGCTCGACGGGGCCGTTGAGCTGCCAGAGGCGGGCGGCATTCCAGATCTTGGCATTGGCGGCGAAACGGTTCCAGTCGGCGGGCGGCTCGGCCGGCTCCGGATTTGCACCGGTCGCTGCGAATTGCCGCCGCACCATCAGCGCCGACCAGTCATGCTCGCGCATCAGGTCGCGGCCGGCGCGGGTGGAAAGGATGCGCAGCTGCATGATCTGCGGATCCGCCGAGGACATGACGGCCGTCGGCGGATCGAGGTCGATTTCCGCGCAGACGTTCTGAATGATGGTCAAGAGCGACATGCGCGGATCTCCGGTTCAGAGCAGTTGGCGTGGCGGGTGAGGTGAATTTGCGTGAGGGTTGAGACCCGTGGCTCAACCCCGGTCGGTGCCCGAAGGGTCGGATGAGCGGGCGTCTTGTGTCAGCGCTTCTTCAGGCTGCTTGCCGACCTCGGGACTTGCCGCCGTTTTCGTTTTCGAACGCCTCGAAGCGGGCGGCCATCTCCCGCATCTGCTCCTGCAGGCGGGTGACTTCATCCTTCAGCCGCTCGTTTTCGGCGGCAAAGGCCGAGGCGGCGCTGGAGCTTTCGGCGGTGGCGAGATAGGCCCGGGCGGCAGCGGTCAGCTCGTTGGCGCCCATGCCGATCTTCTGCTTGGCGGTGTCGGAAAGGGCGGCGAGCTGCTCGACGGTGTAGATATTGACCGCCTCCAGCTCCTTGATCTGGCTGGGCTTCAGATAGGGCCATTGCGAAAGCGGCGTGCCGGTCAGCTGCTCGCGGGCCGCTGCCCCTTCCTTGAACCGCTTATAGGCGTCGGCAAAACGCTGTTTGTCGTTGTCGGTCACCTCGCGGTAGACCTCGGTGTGTTTGTCGCCTGATATGAAGATGCGGACGAATTCCTTATCGGCAAAAATCGGCCGGCCTTCCTTCTCGGTCAGAAAGGTCTGTTCGACCGGCTCGAGGCTGAAGGAGGCGTAGATTCCGGTGTTGTCGGGCATGTGCTGGTCTCGCTGTTGATGGCGGGGAGATGCGGGCGCCGAAGCGCCGCTGTGATGTCGTGTCCGGCGTGTGCCCCTCACCCTAACCCTCTCCTCGTCAAAACGGGGAGAGGGTGGCGGCAGCCGGATGAGAGGCACGCCACGCGGATAGAGGTCGGTGAAGCGGGCGCCGAAACGCCCACCGATTGCTTAGTTCACCTTCGACAGAAACGGCCGCATCAGCGTCGCCTCAAGCACACCCGTCGCCGTGATGGTGATGCCCGTGCCGTTGGCCGTGGCATTGGCCGAGAGCGTGATGCTCTGGACGACGCCGTTCGGGCTGTAGGTGATGCCCGAAATCGTCGTGCCGCCTGCGATGCCGGTGCCGGAAACCGCGGCGCCGATGAACGGGCCGGAACCGGCGCTGAGCCCGGCAATACCCGTCAGCAGGTTGGAGCCGTTGACCGTCGTTGCCGTAAACGTCTGGTTGGCGGCGGCAAAGTTGACGTTGGCGATCGCCTTGGTGGTGGCGGTGGCCGAGGCCGGGGCGCTCGCCTGGCCTGCGGTGGTAGTGGTTTCGGCAACGACGAGGGCCGCCGTTGCGGTCGCCACCTGCGACGGCGCCTGGCCGTTGCGCTGCAGCCAGATATAATAGGTGCCGGCGGCAAGGGTGATGGCACCGACCGGGCCGCCGGTCAGCGTCGGCGGCTGGGCCGCACCCGAAAAGACGCCGCAGCGCTGGCCGACGACGGCCGCCGCCGTGGTCAGCAGCGAAGCGACGTAATCCCGGGTCCACTGGAACCACTGGCCGGGCTGAAGGGTCGTCTGCGACGCCAACACCAGCTGGCAATAGACCCATTCGGATTCACGATCGCCGCCGGCAATCGCGCCGAGGGCGAAGTTCGGTCCAGGAATACCGGAGCCGGAAATGATCGGGCCTTCGACGACGAACGGGTTCGCGCCAAGACGATCGGACTGGATTGAAGCGATCGACATTTGCTGTGTTCCTTTCGTTCGATCAGGCGAACAACACGCCCTGCAGGAAGGCGTTGTTCATGGTGAGGTTGCCGGCAAAGCCCATGAGCTGGACGAAGGCATCCTGGTTGGTGTTCATGCGCTCGTCGCCGATCGGCGCCATGTCACGGTCGCGGTGGGGGCGGTAGAATAGGTATTTGGTGTTCAGGAAGAACATCTGGTTGAGCGGCGCACCGCCGCCGAAGCCGCCGTCGAAAATCACGTCGGCGCCCATGTATTGCAGCGACTGGAAGCCGGCCATGCCCTTGTCCGCCGAGGTGATACGCTGGATTGCCTGCAGCGATTCCCAGTAGAGGCGGAAGAAGTTGTTGTCGGCGACGACGAGGTCGGGCGCGTCGGAGCCGCGCACGCAGGACATATAGAGCCGGTTCATGTAGCTCTGGATGTTGGCGTTGGTGGCCGCCGCCCCCCCATCGGCCGAGGCCGAGAATTTCTGGTTGCGCCAGAAACCCCAGGTGGCGCGCGAAATGCCGCCGACGGTGCCGGAGGTCGGCGAGGTCGAAATCAGCAGCTGCAGGCCGCCGATCTGCCGCCCGCCATCGGCCGTGCCGTCGGAATAGCAATCGAGCGCGATGTTGTTTTTCAAAGTTGTTTCGGCATTCTCGATGCGCTGCTCGAGCAGATCGAGGATCGCATCCTCGCCGGAGTTCTGCAGCTGTTCGAGGCCGGACATGGAGACGGCGACCGCCGCCTGCTTGAGGTCGTATTCGGCGGCGGTGATGACGTCGGAGGGCTGGACATTGAGGATGTCATAACCGGAATAGCGCTTGAAGGTACTATTCTCTTGATACTGCAGCTCCTGGACGATGGTGCGGCCGCCGGAGATCGGCTTCTTGCGGCCGCGGCTGTTGAGACGGGTGAGAAGACCGTTGTTCTTCGTCACGTCGTCGGCGACCGTGCCGCTGCGGTTGCGCAGCGTCGTGGTGACGATTTCAGAGAGGTTGGGGGAGATGGGCATCGATCATTCCTTTGATCAGAATTGGCCTTTGATCAGACTTGGCCGCGCGAAAAACGCATGGCGTCGCGCAGCGAGTCGCGGATGGAGGTGGGCTGGCCTCTTGCCGCATCGCGGGTCGGGCCCGGCGCGGAAGAACCAGAGATGGATCGCGAGGCCCGGCGGGCTTGATCTGCCGCTGCGGCCCTCTGGGCTTGGAGTTGTGGGACGGAGGCTTGAGCAGTCTGGCTGATCAACTGCCGGCGAATGTCCGGGCGCATCCAGCATGCGGCGTCGTAGGCGTCCTGGAGCGACGTTGCCCGCCCTGCGTTGACAAGGGCGATCATGTCCTCAAGCACATCTTCGGCGTGCGCGTTTGCTGGGTCGGAAAGGAAGGCATCGACTTGAGTTTCGGTGTCCCTTTTCCGCAAAACATGTTCGACCGTCGCCTCGACATTGAAAGATCGAGGCTGCGGTTGTGATATGGCCTGCTGCGAATTCCGCTGCAGGATTTCTCCCGTCTGACCGTTGACCAGAGCGTGAAGATTGACCCCGGCCATCCTGGCAACGTGAACGACGGTGTTGACGGGATCATGGATCAGCGCCTTCTCCCAGTCGATCGCCCGGCGCATGACATCGGCATGGGTCATGCCGGCCTGGCGGATGATCGGGGTGAATTCCTCGAGCCCCTTGTAATCCTGCAGGACGCGGAAGCCGTTATCGACCTCCTGTTCTCGCTTGGCGATCGCCGCCTGCACTTCGTGGGGCAGGCTTGTGAACTGCGCCTTGGCTTCCGCCGACCAGCCGGGCGGAACCCGGCTGGCGCTCACTGCCGGCTGTTCACCAGCCTGGCCTCGCGACAGCGGTTGAAGCGCCGGCTGCTGGGGGGCCTGCGCCCCTGCCCTCGCTGCAGGAGCTTGCTCCTGCCCCTTGGCCAGAAAGCGGCCGTTTTCGCCGTCGCGCGGCTGGCCTGATATATCGCCCGGTCCACTGGCTTCGACGGTGTCGATCGCCGCTTTCAAACTGTCGCGGATGCTGACCGGCTTGTCGTCGAACGCGCCAAAATCTTCGCTGCCGTTGCCGGCCTCGTTCAGGTCTTCCATATCCATGGGGAAATTTCCTATGTCGGGGATTGATTCCCGGTTCAGGCGTTGTATTCGGCGTGCACGCGCCGCAGTTCGTTGCGGATCGCCGTTCGATCCGTCTTCGGCTGCTCGATCGGCTGCGGCTTTTCATTGCCGATCTCGACTACGCCGGCTGCCCGGTAGGCCGAGCGCAGCCTGGCTTTCGAGGTGTAATGCTTTCCGTCATGCATCGACTGGATATCGATGTTGTCGCTGACGAAATGCGGCGCCGGCAGATCCGACTGCGCCGCATTTTGCGCCGGCAGGCAGTTCTGCGGCCATTGGTCGAGTGCGTGCCAGCCGCCGCAGACGCGGCAATAGCGTTCTCTCATTTCTTGCTCCCGTTCACTGATAGGCCGGCTGCGTCTGGAATTGCTGGCCCTGGATCTGCTGCCCCCGGATCTGCTGCAATGCCTGCGCCGCCATCTCGCCGCGCGCCTGCTCCACCGTGGCGCGATGCTCGATCTCGGCCTCTGCGACACTGAGTTCGGCCCTGCGCTGTTCGGCACCCGCCTTCACCTCGGCGGTTTTCAGCTTGAGCATTTCGCCGGGCGAAGGCTGCGGCTCCGGTTTTGGCGCGGCTGCCGCCTGGGAGAGCTGGGCTCCCACCTGCTCCAGCGTGCTTTCGAGCTGGCGGCCGGCCCGGAAGCCGCGGGCGGCAAAGAGCAGCGTCTCAACCATCACCGGCACCAGCATCGGGCTCTGCTGCGCCATGGCGCCGGCCTGCTGCATGAAGCCGCCGACCATCTGGACGAATTCCATGCGGCGCTGCTTTTCGGCATCCTCGTTAGCCTCGATCGTCGAATCCGTCTCGATCTCGATCTGGAAGCCGCGAATGCTGTCATTGCGCAGCAGTTGCACCACCTCGTCGATCGTCGGCTGCTGCATCATCTGCTGCAGCTGCGGCGGTATATCGGGCGGCGGTGGTGCGGGTTGCCCCATCTGCTGCGCCCGCATGGCCGCCTGCTGTGCCGCCATCTGCATCTGCTGCATCTGCATTTGCGCCTGCTGTTTCTCGGCCATCGTCGGCAGCTTGATGCCGCTCACCAGCATCAGCGTTTCCGGCTGGAACTGGTCGCAGATGATCTCGCCGGCAAGGCGGATGATGTCGCGGGCGAAGCGGGCAAGCTCGGCCTGGCGGTCGCGAATGCGGATCGAGCCCCACTGGCTCTTGATCCGCTGCGCCGTCGCGGTTTCGGAGGCCTGCGTGTCGCCGCGCACGATGTCCGAGATGCCGGTGATCTGGTAGACATCCTCGATCAGCTGCTTGCGCGCCTGCATGCAGGCGACGATCACCTTCTGCACCTCGTCGATCGGCAATGTCACGATCGCCTTCGAGCCGCCCTTGTCGGTGAAGGCCGCCCATTCGGGGATCGGCACCATCACCATGTCGTTCTCAGGCCGCATCGCCTTTTCGATCGCCGGCGAGACCGCGCCGTCGCCGGAGGGGTAAAAGACTTTCAGCCGCAGCTGATCGGTCAGCTTGTTGATGCGCTTGGTGAGAAGATCGATCTCCTCGCATTGCTGCTGGTAATAGACATAGTCGGGAACCGGGATCAGCGAGCTCGTCGACATCGTGCCGTAGGCCGGGCGCGGGCAAGGCCAGAAATGCGTCAGGTCGAGCGGCGGCTCGGAGACCTCGAGCGCCACCGGCGAACCGTCGGCGATCCAGACGGTGTAGTTCTCGCTCTTGCACCAGATTTCCCAGACATGGGTCTTGCCTTCATTCTCCAGGCGCTCGGCCTGGCTGACGCCCTTATTGCCGATTGAACCTTCGGCCGCCCGCGATGCCATGGCCTCGGGGCCGAAGCGCTTTTCCATCTCCTCGTCGGTCATCGGCACGCGCCGCGCCACCCAGGTCACATCCTTCCAGCGCCGCGCCGGCGAATGCAGGAAATCCGACCAGTGGACATAATCGATGCAGACACGCTCGTCGCTGATCGCTTCCGGCCGCGCCTCGCCCATCTCACCGGTCAAAGCCTCAGCCGCCGGGTCCGAGGGCTGGACGCCCATATCGAGCGGCTCGAAATCGGCCTCGTAACGCAGCCACACCGTGCCGCGGGCGCAGAGCAGGAAATCGTCGCGCACCGCCCGCATGATCGAATCGATATCGGCTTCATCGCCGGTATAGGCGAGATTGCGCTCGACCAGTTCCGAGGCAATGCGCGCCACCGGCTGTGCATCCTTGAAGCGGCGCTCGACCACCGGCTGCGGCACGCGGGCATAGACCGCCGGCTGCATCACCGAAGTATTGGCCCAGAGCATCGGAAACCGGCGCTTGGCGGCGCTCGTCTGGTCCGATTGCTGGTCGAGATAGATCTTCTCGATCTTGACGCAGCGGTCGTGCCAGGACTTGAAATAGCGCTGGGCGCGTTCCAGCTCCTGCTGCCAATGGGCGCCGACCTTTGCCGGGTCCCAGCGCTGCCCGCTCTCTGAAGCCGTTATTTCGTCTTCCATCAAACACGCTCGCTCTGTCTTGGGGTGGCATCGGCAAATTCGTTGAATGTCATCGTCTGGAATGTCGGCAGCGGCTTACGCTCTGGCTTCAGCGGTTCCGGCGCCAAGCCGGTGAAGATGATCGCCAGACCGCCGAAGGCATCCGCCCCATGCGACGCCCAGTTGTGCAGCGGCTCGTCGCGGAAGACGGCGAGATCCTCGTCCCAGTCCTTGCGGTAATTGCGCAGGCATTTGATGCCCTCGGCGCAGCCGGCCTGGTCGAACTCGATCTTTGCCAGGATGCGGCGGGTGGCGTTGATGCGGTCATGCACATAGGCGCGCTCGACCTTGCGCACCGTGCCGAGGCCGCGCGCCTTGACCTCCTTCAGCATGATTTCGATGCGGGTCATGCCGCCGCGCGTCCATTCGCGGACCTTGATGTCGTGCGGCATGTTGTGGACGCCGTAGACATAACCATTGTCGCCGCCGCGCCGCTCCAGCTCGCCGAGCATGCCGTCCATGCCGGTGCCGGTATGTTCGAAATAACCGATCATCCGGATACGGCCGGGCAGCACCTGAAACAGCCAGACGCTGTTGGTATCGTCCATGCCGATGTCGGAAATGGTGTGGACGGGATAACCTTCCACATGCGGGAAAACCCCGATGCGCTCCTCAGCGTCCGCCATCGCCATCTGATCGGCATAATAGGCGCCCTCAACACTTGCTTCGAAAGCCTCGGCCGGCGTCGAGGGATATTCGCGCTTCATGTCGCCGAGCTGGGTCTCTGCCTTCTTGACGTACCAGGCCTTCTGCCCCTCCGTCAGCGTGATGCCCTGTTCGGCCAGCTGGCCGAAATATTTGGCGAAAGCGTCGCCGATGATGACGCCCTGAGGCGCGATCGCATATTGCGGCTCCTTCCACCAGGGGAAGAAATGGAACTTGAAGTCGAGTTCGGTCAGCTCCAGCGCCTGGCGCTGCTTCACCTGGGCATCGTCGCAGAGCGCGTAAAAATGCCCTTCCTGGCCCTCCGCCGTGCTTTCGATGAACACAAGCTGGCCGGCCTGCACCGTATTCAGCGCGCCGGTGCGCACTTCCCGCGCCTTGTCGGGATATTTGGCGCACAGCTTGCCGTATTCGGAGATGTGCAGATATTGCAGCGTTCCCGAGCGCAGCGACGTGCCGACGCGGATGCTCGAATTGTTGGCGAGCAGCAGTTCGGCCTGGTTGGTCCGGACGATAGGCACGGCGTTGCGAATACCCTCGGGCAGATTGTCGTAGGGATATTTGACCTTGTCCCGGAAGATCGTCTGCACGTCGCCGAGCGTATGGGCGATGGTGCCGGCGCGGATATCCCGGTTGAAGACGCAGGCATCGAGCATGAAGATCTGGATGAAGGTGGTCAGGCCGAGCTGGCGGGCCTTCAGCAGCACGTTGAGGTAATGCATCTCCTCGAAAAACGTCATCTGCGTCCAGTTCATTTCAAACCTGACGCGCCGGCCGGATTTGTCGGTGATCCAGTAGAGATTGTTCAGCCGCCAGCGCCAGTCGGAAAACTGGTCAACCGCCGTTTGGAAGTCCGCGGGTTTTGCCATTGATATCTTCCAGCAATTGCGAGACTTCGCCGGTTGCGCCCTGTTCGGGCTCGGCTTTCGAGCCGTATTTCTTCGGCCTGAGCTTCTCGGCGACCCATTGGCGGGTGGCGATGCGCAGCTGCGAGCGCCGGATCGCCTCGCCATTCTCCTGCCAGCCGGTGGTCTCGCCGGCGGCGTTCTTCTTCTCGATCCAGTCATTGCTGCGGTCGTCGGCAATCTCGACCAGCTCGTCGACGAAGCCGTCGGCCAGGATCTCGCGGGCCAGCGCATAGCGCGCCCGAAACGCCGCCTTGCCGTCATCGGCGAGCCAGGAGAGCACCGTCGATTTCGCCGGCATATCCTCGTCCCGGCAGATCGACCGCAGGCTTTCCCGATCGGCAATGCGATCGCAGATCTTCTCGGCCAGCGCCTGGGTGAACTTGGTCGGTCTGCCCATGCTCTGCTTCCGAAAGGCTTAGAACAACGCGACGATATTGGACGCCGTCGTCCCGGTCAGCGCCACGATGGCCGCATGCACGGGCAGGATCGTCCCGGCCGGCACGCTCCTGAAAATGACCGGATCCATATCCCGCCGCGGCGCAATCGCCACATCGCCCGCCGTGCCGATATAAAGCGCCCGCGCGCCGACAATCGCACTATCATTCGGCGTCACCACGGCAGCCCGCGAGGCCGGCGCAATCGAAGCGTCCAT